GATCATTTCTATGGAATAAATTTTCATTATCTAGATTATAAACATAGAGCTGTAGCAATTAACAAATTAGAGCAGGGAACAATTGACGTTCCTCTACATATACTACATAAATATCTCATTAGAGAGTGTAAAGGTTTGTTCCTTGATCTTGCCACTTATGAGTGGGAATCTGCTGCTATGCTACCCGTTGATGACTTTGTATTGAAACTAAAGAATGGTAAGGAATATGCTTATGATAATGAATTAGTTTGGGAAGAAACAAATACAAAAACTAAACGTTTAAAGGCATCAGTAAAGAGGATTTAAATGGCAAACGCAAGAAAATATGGAGAATATTATACAGCGTCTAATGGAGAAACAGTATATTGGAATGGGAAAAAATGGCAAGTTTGGACATTAGGAATTGAAAACTTACCAGGAGCAACTCTTACATTAGCTCCACCAACAGAAGCAGAATCAGTAGCTAGTGGAGTTCCATTTGGACCATCTAATGATGATAGATTAAATACAGGGAAAATTAAGTTAAAGCCTCCATCAAAAACTGCAGCATCTTTAGAAGATACACTATTTTTAAAATATCCAAAAGAAGTTGCAACATCAGAATCTTCTGATTATATAATATTTGAATTTTTTGATTATAATCCTCCGTTTGGCAGAGGAGCTGGAGGAGATGGTCGTATTCCAACAGATGCATTTTCTAGTGACGCAACCGCAGGATACAAAAAATATAACGAATCAGATGTAGCAAAAAAACCAGCAGGTTTAGCTTCAATATTATTGTATATGCCAGAAGACATATCATCAACATATAATCAGAAATGGGGAGGAGCAGACTTTAGTTCTTTTGCTGCTGGTCTTCTTTCAGTTCCAGGAACACAAGTAAATTTAAAGAATGCTATAGACACTGGTATTGGACAGATAAAAACTACTACGTACCGTGCAATTCAAGAATTAACAAATAACTTATCTGGTTCTAACATATCATTAAATCAAGTATTGGGAGGAATTTCTGGAACAATTCAAAATCCAAATACAGAAATGATGTACGATGGTCCAAACATGAGGACATTCACTTTAACATTTAAATTAGTTTCATATTCTAAAGAAGAATCAATAGAGATAAAACGAATATGTAACACATTTAAAAAAGCAATGCTGCCAACATTTGGAGGTCAAGCAATTTTTGGCATACAAGAAAAAGCACCTAATTTATTAACCATACCAAAAATATGTCAAGTATCTTTTATGAAAGGTACTAGTTTACATCCATATTTAAGTCAATATAAAACATGTGCAATATCAGATGTAGTTGTTAACTACACAGCAGATGGATCCTATGCCACATACACAGATGGAGGTCCAGTTGCAACTCAGTTAAAAATTTCATTCAAAGAAATGAAGAATATATTTGCAGAAGAAATCGAATTAGAAGGACCTTCATACTAATGGCATATTTCAACAACATTCCAAATATAGAATACAATACAAAACCAATTCAGTATCCATTATCAAATTCTGAATACGTAGTAGCAAAGAATTTCTTTAGAAGATACCAAGTAAATCCAGATGTATTTTCTTATGCAGTATTCTTCAAAAAATATTCAGTTAATGAAGGAGAAAAGATTTATGATGTTGCAAAAAATGCATACGGGGATCCATTTTTAGATTGGATAATTATCCTAACAAATAATTTAATAAACCCACAATTTGACTGGCCTCTTTCTGAACATGATCTTCGTAAATATTGCGAAAAAAATTATGATGATCCATACGGAACAATAAAATATTATAAAACATTAAAAGTTTTGAAGAGCGATGGCACTCCAATCATAAAAGAAAATCTAATAGTAGATGAAACTTTTTATGATTCTGCTTATACATATTGGGATTCAAATCAAGTAAAAATAATTGCTGGTTCTAATATATCAACTCCAATTACAATTTTTGAATACGAGCAAGAAAAAAATGAACTGAAAAGAGAAATATTTTTATTAAAGCCAGCTTTTTTAACTTCATTTATAGACGATTTTAAAAAAACTAATTTGTATTCTAAGTCTTCCGATTATATAGATCCAAAATTAAAAACAACCACATAAAAAAAGGGGGTCAATGACCCCCTTTACTATTATCAATCTTCTTCAGCAAGACGAGCAAAGTAACTCAGTGCATCGTCGTCATCATCGTTGCTATTGAACGAAGGCTTGCTAGAAGCAAACACAGGTTCTTTTTTAGGAGCAGCATATACTTCTTCATCTTCATCCTCTACCTCTTGATCAATTCGTCGTTGAGGAACAGAGTTACCAAGAACAAGATCATGACGTGCTTGGAGATCTTCGTAGGACTTAAACTCAGAAGGAGCAGTGAATGCTTCAAGAGAATACTCTTGCTTCCAAATACGTTCCATCTCTTCATCATCCATACTCAATGCAGAAGGTGCAGTGAATTCAGATGCATCATAGTTCCAATAACCAGCAACGGTACGGATCTTCAGTTTGAAGTTGGCACCTTCCCAGAAGTCAAAGACATTCACAGGAGTTTCATCTTGGAACTCAGGTTGCATGGCAGCAAGGATCTTGTCATGGATCTTCTTACCATATTTGTACAGAAACACTTTACCTTCGTTTTCAGGATTGCTGGGATCCTTCACGACATAGATGTTGCTGTAGTAGGACAGTTTACGCTTACGGTTGCGAACAACATCCTTATCAGATTCATGACCACTGTTCCAAAGTTTGTTGTTGGCAGCACAAATAGGACACTGTTCACCTTTAGAAGTAGGACAGTTTTCAATCAGCCAACCACCTGGACCTTGGAAAGCGTGGTTGTAAATCTTCGCCCAGGGCACGCTCTCGCCTTCAGGAGCGGGCAGGAAACGGATAACGGAGTACCCATTACCAGAAGCATCAAGCTTGGGCTTCCAGAGCCTCTCATCGGCACCACTGGACGAGGTGCTGGACTTTTCAAGTTCCTTCTGGAGGAATTCGAAATTGCTCTGCGACTTGCGCTTCAGATCAGAAAAAGACATAAGATTTTCTCGGATAATTTTGATTTGGCTTGTGTGACTCATGATCACCTAGACATCATACCACAGGCAGAGGGTCGAGTCAACCCCCCTCTGCCTCTAATTTTTCTTTCATCATTTTAACCTTTGTTAAAAGGTCATCAAACATGGCACTGATATTTGAATCAGGTGATGCTCCCATCATAATGATAGCATCCTTCATAGATTCTGCCATTTCAATTGCTTCTGGATCGTCACTTAATTTGAGACGAGCATAAAAAATCTTTTGTTTTTCAATCAATGTCTCCATGACATTGAAGTATTCCATTTTCTTTTCAGGAGAAAGAACTGGAAAGGCAACCATTGATCTCATACAGAACTGTTGAAGTTCTGACATTTCTTGAATGTCACCACGAACTAATTCGGATTTAAAAAAGTCACTCATACTAACATTAGCTTAGCTCTACTTGTCTTCTTGATGTAATTAAGTTTTTGTGCATCATACTTTAGCTTTTCTTTCAATGGTTTTGAAATTAATTTAGGTACGGATTCTATTTCAATTTCATTTGTTTCACAGTAGTGAATAATAGCATCGATGTAGTTCATCGAATTTTCATATGCAATTTGTTCAACTTCCTGCGAAAATCTCGCAGCTGTCATAAATTTATTCTCCAGATTGTTTAGCATGTTTTTCTTGGTACTCCTTGATGTATTCTTGCAACGTAACAAAATATTCCTTCTTGGGAGGCACCACACTGACTTGAGTATCACCATTTTCACATGACACAATGGTGACTAATTTCTTAACACCAATCTTGTATCGTTCCTGTAACATACAAGCGTATGCACATTCCTGAACATAATAATCGTAAAGATATTCTTCTTTCTTTGGTTCGGCAGATGTTTTAAAGTCAATGATAGCCAGCTCCCCCTCATATTCTGCAATGCAGTCAACACGACCAGCAATTTGTAAACAATCAGAATAGAGTGCCGCTTCCTGAAGGTAAATATTATTTATACGGTCCAAAATACCTCGTGAGGAATTGAACATAATCCAAGGCAAAGGTTGGTCCTTATACTTTTCAGTATCAAGTTCGTTGTTGAAATAATCTTCAACCAACTTATGGTATCGAGTGCCACGTCCAGCAGCACGATTAGATACTGCCTGTGCTTTCTCTTTACCAACCCTTGCTCTCCACTTTGCAAGTCCTGCTTGCTTCTTTGAGTTACCACTGATCACTGTGGTGACTGAAGGATATTTACCACCAGATGGTGTAACATAATATCTCTTGCCGTCAATAGTAACAGTATTCATTTCAATAGCATCCAGTCCCACATGATCAAATAGTTTCATTACAATCCTAGATTAAGTTTACTGATGATATAAGACTTGACAAGACCAGAACGAACAATGTCTTCGATACCAAATTCGATCAAAGAAAATTCTTCCATATTGTCAAGAATTTTTTGGAAGTCAACAATGCCAGTACGTTCATTTGATTTCTGTAGATCTGACTGATTGGCATCACCACAGAACATGATCTTAGTATCTTCACCAACACGAGTGATGATAGAATCTAGCTCGTGGAAGTTAAGATTCTGACATTCATCCACAATAACAATTGCTTTGTCGAGTGTAGAGCCACGAAGGAAAGAAGTGCTCCAGAATGAAATGGTTTCTTGTGCCTTCAAGTTTTCATACAGCATTTCAAAGCTGTTGTCATCAGGCATCTCGAACATGTACTTCACCATATTCTTATAGGGAATTTGATAAAGTGATGACTTATCTTCATGAGTACCAGGAAGGAAACCAATTTCCCGAGTAGCAACAAGAGACCTAACGATATAGATTTTTTCGTAAGGTGAATTTTCATCGAGAACATCCTTTAATGCGAGGTAAAGTGCAACGAATGTTTTACCAGTTCCTGCACATCCATAGACAAACAAATGTTGTCCTTTGCCATACTCTTCAAATAAAATGCGCTGGTTGTCAGTCAGTGGTTCAATATTTAGAAGGTAGCTTGAATTGATTGGCTTTCTTCTTTTTAGTTGTTTAGCACTCATACCATTAATATCTGGTGTCAGTTTCTTTCTTGCTCTTGGCATATGTTTTAATTAATTAATTTACCATTGTACGTTTGAACCAGGAACTTTGGATACCTTCGACATAATATCACCCCATCCAGGATGGGTTTTATTCATCTTGTTTCTCCAGTCACCAACTTCCCCAACTCCAGCAACACCTGCAGACCAATCTTTATCCCAGTCAGGATTGTCGATCTTCCATTGCTCATACTCTTTCATTGTCATGTAAAGTTCTTGGGTCTCCCCAGTTTCTTTATGTTTAACAGGATATGTAGGCATCAGTTCCACTCCAAAGCTTCAGCAACAGTAGGAAATTGTTCACAGAAAATCTCTTTACAAGCTTCTGCAATCTGCATGTGTTCTTTTTGAGTTCCGTTTGCAGATCTCAAAGATATATAGTGGATCCATGACCTGCACGAGCCCGTCATATAAATTCTTGTTGGTACAGCAAGTGGAAGTACAAACCTTGCACATTCTTTTGCGACGCCCTGATTTAAAAGACGTTTGTAAAGTTGTTGTGCTTTAGCAAAATGTTCTTGAATCTCTCCTTCAAGAACAAGTTTAAGATATCCATCAAGATCATCAGTAGAATTTTGACGATTTTTTGTATCTTGACGGCGAAGTTCTGGAATAGGAATGTACTGACACAAAAGATTTGCATCAGCATATCGTTGCGAAAATTCTTGATATGTAAATGAACGGTGTCGCAAAATTTGAGCTGCGATACCACGATTAGTTTCAATCTCTAATGTCATGGTTGCCTGTTCAAATACAGACCAATGATTATGCTTGATGCAATACTTCAGTAGTCCCGCTACGTTCGGATTCTCCTGATTCGCTGGGTTGCTCACCCTCGCTATATACCCCATCGTCTGTTCCGCTTGTGGTGTCACTGAGATCAGTTTCACTGGGCTGGTTGAAGATTGATTGGTCATAAGTGTATCCAAAACCTCGTTGTGCTTTTTCAAGATGTTTGAGTTTGTTTCGAACTTCAAGTGCTTCGTAAAGTTCTTTTTTAATACGATAGTATTCATCGCTGTCATAAAGATGACCTTTATCTACAGCGTTACGTAACCATTTAATGTACTGGTTCAATGACGTGGGAGTGTTTGTCTGCATTGTCCTCCGTAATTACCAGCATATCATAACATAAAAAAAGGGGTCTGTCAACCCCTGTTTGAATTATCCTAAGGTTGCCATATGATATTGAGCAACCTCTAGTTTTCTTTTCTTTTGTATTTGTTTGCGTATTAAATTAAGCCAGTTCATTTGTGTCCCTCCTTTACGAACTTAACACCACGATAGGTTTCGTTGTATTGTTGGGGTTGCTGCATCATCTGCTGTTGATACTCAAGACGCTTTTGAGTATCATATTCGATGCCACGATATACTACTTTAGCCATTAGGTTTTCTCCTTAGTTTTTTAAGTTAAAGAGCGTTCCTTCAGTCGGCTTTTGCGTTCGCTATTTGCAAATAGCGAATGAACGATCCGTTCCGAGTCGGCTTACTTCCGTCCCATAGGGATGAACGTATTTTTATATATTAGTTTAATTTTGTAACATTTGTTACCGTTGTATGAACTCAAGATCGTAGTGCTTTGCATTGAGTTGCTCAATGATAATATCACATGCAATCTTGGGTTCGGAATCTCCACAAGTAAATACATCAACTGCTGCTTCACCTTTCTCTGGCCAAGTATGAATACTGATGTGACTTTCAGAAAGCAAACATATTGCAGTTACACCTTGTGGTTTAAACTGATGTGACATAGTTTGTAAAACATGTGCTCCACATGCTTCAGCAGCGTTTTCTATCATATCACATAGAAAAAACTCGTTGTCAAGAAGAGACAACGAGCAACCATATAGGTTAAGTAAATAATGTTTTCCCATCTATTTTCTCTTTTTTTCTTCCTTTGGTTTTACTCCCCAAAGTTTTGGGTTTACTCTGCCTTCAGTTTGTTTAAAACTTACTAAGCCATCACGATATTTATCCCAGTAGTAATCAAAAATTTCTACTTTTTTATTACAAATAACGATGTCATACGAAACTTCTCCATCCTCTTCATAAGTTACAATGTATGCAGTATATGGCAATCCACGATCGTTTGCCAATTCAGGATCACATTTTTGGTGGAGAAATTTCATTAAGCACGTCCTCCCCATTTAATTTGTGGAAATGCTTCTTCAACGCAAGCACGAGTTAGTTTATACTTCCTACCAAGTGCTTTATCTTTTACTAGAATAAGAAGTTGTGCTTCTTCTTGATGAAGTCCTTCAAGCATTTGAATAAAAAGATTTTCTCTTTGTGATTGCTTAAGTGAAGAACTACCTCCCTTGAAGAAAAGATATAGCTTACGATATTCTTTTTCGAGAACAGTATGTTCTGTTCCCTTTGGTGCATCATTAGGTTCAAAAGGAACTTCTCCTTCTGGAAGAAGAGAAATAATACTTTCGTCGTAATTTGCAATCAAAATTGCACGAAGAGCATTACTGTTGTATTGATGAAGCAGATCAATTTTTTCTGCTTTTGTTTTTGCGTTGCTCACTTTCTGGAGCACTTCTGAAATTAAGAGTTTCATTTTTTAAATGGCGATGAACTACGAAAGAAGAATTCTTGCATCAAATCATTCAACTGATGCTTCTGGAAGTATTCCAAAGGAATTTGTTTCTTAATGCTATTTAGCGATTCATATTCCTCCATGATTTTAGTTTCAATTTCTTCAGGAACATAATCAAAATCAATTAATGTTCTGTTCCTGCAATAGTTTTTATATTGTTCTTGGGATTCACAAAACTTTTCTGGATCTTGATCCACCCAAACATTTAATTTTTTTTGACTGATTGGCTTTTGCCTTGTTCCACTAACAAAAGTATCATCAGATGATAAAAAATTTGGAATACCATCTGACTTATCTCCTTTAATCACATGCTCTTTCACAAAAGCATATGGATTATCTGAACTTATATATTTTTTTGTTGTTGGATTAAATTGATAAACACCAGGATATTTTTGAAGTTGAATAAAGTCTTTATCTCCAGATAAAATGAGAACTTTACCTGTGTCTTTATTTTTGCAAAGCGTTGATATTACATCATCCGCTTCTGCTCCCATAACTTCAATAACTTTCCAAGGAAAATACTCTTTGATTTCATCTCTAATCTTATTGAGAACATCAAAGATTCCACCCCAATCATGTCCAGATCTTTCTCGATCCTTCTTTCTATTTTGTTTATAAAATTGAAAGTAATCTTTTCTCCAGTAATGTTTTGAGTCATATGCTAAAACAATCTCACCATACTCTGGAGAATATTGTTTTTCATACATCCTCAAACTGGTTAGCACCATATGTCTTACCAGTTTTTCATTTAAAAAATCGTGTTTTAATTGCGTCATCAGATTACTAATCATAATCTGATTCATATCAATGATAATCATCCTCCTCTTCCTCTTCTTCCTCATCAATAAATCTTACCGATAGCAACTCTTCATTAATCATGATACCTTCATCATCATACATTTCAGGATGGAGTTGAGGAGAATTTCTGTTGTAAAGATTATAAATGATGTCATTAATATGCCACCCTGCTATGATCCCCACAATTAAAAACAGAACCATAAAACATCCTGAAAAGAATAGTGCGGTTGCTTCCATTGTTCTTTCTCCGAGTGACTTTGTTTATTTTAAGTCCCTCCATGAGAATTCAATATTAAAAAAGAATTGTCTCTTGCGGAGGGTAAAAAGTTTATTAAAAATAAAACCGTGTTTTTTTGGTTCTTCTTTCACCCTCCTGAGCATAAGCTCTACACCTCTATTTAGTGGCAGTTTGTCTACGTTTTTTATTTTTGGATCCTTTTTTTCTTCCTGGTTTTCGCTCATCTTCGTAACGCTTAGCATCAAGTAAAATTTTATCTAAGTAGTCCCGAATCTTTCTCGCCTTAGGTTTACCTACATGTTTGTATGCTTCAATCAATTGTTGATTACCTCCAGCAAGATATTCAGTTAACTCTTCAATCAATTCCGTAAGAGAAGATGCAGTTAAACTATGAATGAATTCAGTAGCATCATTACGCTTTGCTTCATTGATTCTAAAATAGTCATATAGATCTAAAACATATCGATCATTAACAAATGCTTGATCGATTGCTGTGTCTACAATGGAATAAATTTCGTTCATTACTTTTTAGAAGTTACGATACCTTTTTCCACAAAGTATTTAACAGTTTCTACAAGTCCACCAATTTCTTCCCCATCAATAATTACATGAGGAACTCCCGTTGCATTAGGATAGTTTGTTCTGAACTCCTCCACCGTAACATCTTTGCCAATCATAATAACTTGAGCTTCAATCCCAACACGAGTCATCAACTCATCAATCTTAACACAGTAACCACATCCAGGTTTTTTATAAATTTGAATGTCCATAGCAAGTTCAGAATTTCCTTTGGTATTGTAGCTGGTATTTAGGGATTTGTCAAGAGGTGATCGGAAGATGCCTGGCCAGGTATCCCTAATAATTTCTGCAGTTTTATATGGGGTTTGTTCGTTGATCACCAATAAAAAAGGGGTCGTTTCCGACCCCAGTATACTACGTATTCAGTTG